CTCAACAGTACCGCGTCCTGCCATACTGTTATAATACTTCTTCCAATACTCAGCTTGTCCTTCAGGCTTAGATGGTAAAGGCTTTGGTATCCGTCTATAATGCAAACGACACATAGCTATCTGAGCGGCTATGTTTGTCTCTAATATAAAATCCCAGTCTTCTTCTTTTGGGTCTATAAAATAAGACGATTTAACCTTTGTAGCTTTTGCAACCTTTTGCATTAACTTCTTTCTATAAGCTAGATAGTTCTTACATATATCTACAGCCACCCATGATTCACATTGAAAAAGACCTCTGGCGGGCCCTTTTATCTGACGTATATATTGGTATCCACTTTCTACTTTACCAGTCTTGTAGACTAAATCTAAAGCTTCTGGAGAGTATAATTCCATATCCTCCAACACTCTTTGAATCAGATCTTTTATCTGGGGTTCGTTTAACAAACTATTTCCCCTCAAAAAGACCATGCAATAAATCAGTAACAACATCAACGATTTTTTCAAAAAAAACCTGCTCCTTATCTTCCGATACAAACGGAATGTCTATCTTAGCATTAATAGCTGAGGCAATCTTTTTTTCCATTTCTTTGGAATTTAATTGACTCATCATATCATCTTTAACTTTATCAGCTTGAGATTCTGCCAGTTCAACTAGCATTTTTTTAATATCCATTACTTACTCCTTATATTTTTTATTTTAAGTATTAAATACCATATTGTTAATAGTCCAATCGCAACCTGTAACACATACGGTATCGTATCAATTAAAAATATTCCAGTTCCTACTAAATTTGCTGATACTACGCGTATAGAATCTTGCCCTATCATTTGTTATCCAACTTTCCTTTTAACCAATTAATTCCACCACCATTTTCTTCAATTTTAAACATAAGTTTTTCCGTTCTTCGTTCACCACTGTCTGTAATTCTATCAAAAGAATTGTCCAAAACTTTTTCATGTGAATTAATACGATCTATTAATTTCACTATAATCTTTCTATTTTGCTGTACTTCATCTTGCACTGTTTCTCGAACTTGTTTTATTTCAGTTTCAAGGTCTTCCATTTTATTATTAATAAGCGTGTCAAAGAAACCCCTAAACCAATAAAGCATTCCAGAAAACAGTATAACCATGACGCCTACTACGCCATATTCTGCATACATTTCTGCCATATATTGTTCCCATTTATATTATTAATACTCCACACTTACATAAGCCATAGGAGTAACATTAGCTATCCATTCAGGGTTAAAATTCGCATCTGATACAAATTCACCCCAAATTCTTTTTCCACCTTCTACAGTTATAGGCTGTACTCCAGACCATATTACACTATCGCCTAACATACAATATGCATGAAAATAAGCATCGTATATTCCTTCTTCCATTTGATAAATGTAATACGTAAATATCGGTTTCCAAGTATTAACACCGTCAGAGTGAGTTGCTTCAGCATAAAAATATATAGGTATATTATTTTCTGTATCTATAACATTATGCTCAATAGTCATATAATCATCACCACAACTTAAAAGTGTTACCATAAATACTAATCGTTTCACTATATAACCATCCAAATTGCTAATCCGACCTCAACTATTAAATCAGACATTGTATTATTAAGCCATTTTCTTTTTGAACCATAAGGTTCCCAGTTCTCAGCAAAATATTCAGCAACTTCCCATAGTAACCCTATTATGAATACAGTCATTATCGCTTCATAACTGTTTGCTCCATACCATAAAGATACCTTACATATGAAAGCTCCTGCCGCCATATGAACCGCCGTCCAATGATCAAGCCATCCGTTTACTTTTAAACATTCAATTAATTTATGATGAAAATTAAATTTCATTATTTCTCCAAAGTTTTTGAGCTAGTAAAATCATTTACCTTTATCTTATTTAATAGTACCGCCTTAGTATCGCTATTGTTATAACCAATATCCCGCCTATCATAAAAAGCCTGTATTTCAGATTTTGTATTATCAGATGTTGGATACTCAGATTGAGATGTCGCAATACCGTTTATTAAATGATGAGCTCCTAACATTAATCTTCCATGTCCACCACTATGTTTTTTACCACACTCAACATTGTAAAATTCTTCCGCTACTTTAAAACTGTTTGTTTTCTTTTCTACACTACCATCTACATCAACAAAATAACCATGAGACGAAGGGTAAGTCAGGGTTTCGGTAGAACCATCCCTGTAAGTTTTCACTCTTTTAAGACCCGGTGTCACATTCTTATGAATGCGTACTCGATGACCCTGACTGCACCTTCTTACAATCATACTTCCGCTTCTACCTCTTCAGGGTCTTCTTTTGATTCAAGAGCTACTCGAAGCATATTGATAAACGCCTCTTTACCAACCTCTAACTGCTCTCGCATAAAGGCGTTGGTACCCAGTTTATTCTGCATATCATTAATATGATTTAGCATTTTCTTCTGTTCATCTGTCATATCCTCGATAACGTACTCTTTATCATCTAGACTCAAAACAGGCTTTTGTTTTTTTTCTTTTTTAGCCATTATGACTCCTTGTCTTTTTTATTGTTAATTACCATACAACTAAACCACCCCATCCCAAAACAAACGAGACAGAGGATTAGAAGTGGTAATGATTCCATTATAATTTCTTAAAATCTGCTATAACTAATGCAATTCCGTCACTTTGAGCTTTAGCTCTTGCCATGTCTGCATCGTAACGTGCTTTTTCACTCTCTAATTGAGAAAGTGAATATTCACTCTTACTATCATCCATAGCATCACCAGACTCAGCATCCCATCGTTTCTGACTCATAGCAACGTATTCACGTTCCTCTTTGGCTGATGCCGCTCTCACGACTTTGCCATCTGAATCTTGCACTTCTGAAACTGCTTCTCTTGTAACTTGCTTCTCTTTTCCCAAAGAGGCTAGTTTGCTAGATTTCAACGAACTGTATTTTGACCAATTCATTATATTCTCCTGTTATTTATTTTCTAATGCTTCCACTTTTGCGGAAAGTTCTTGTACTGCTTTAATAAGTGGTGCTATAAATTGTACATAATCAGCACCAAGTTTTTCTTTATTATCATCTTTTATTCCAGAAAAATCTTTAGCATTATGTTTATTTAAGACTTCAATTACTTCTTGAGCTATAATACCATAATTTTTCTTATCATTATTTTTACTATTCTTAAACTTATATTTAACAGGTCTTAAATCATTAATAAAACTCAAGCCTAAATCAGAATCCTTTATATCTTTTTTAAATCGTTTATCCGATGTATTAATTGTCCCGTTTGCATACATAACTGCCGCACCATCTTCAGCCATATATACTGCATCAACAGAAGCATTTCCTAATACAACAGAGTTATCATCATCTACAGTTCCACCAATACCCCATCCAACAATCGTTTGATTAATCGCATCTGCCGCACCTGTGTCAGAAGAACCACCAATAATTGTATTTTTATAGCCTGTAGTAATTAAATCTCCAGATTGATAACCAAAAGAAGTATTATGCCCAGTATCATTATTTTGAGCCGATAATGCTTGATAACCTACAGCGGTTGAATTACCACCAGCATCTTCTGCATCTAATGCTTGGTATCCAACAGCTACATTTCCAGCACCACTTGTAAGAGCCGTTAAAGCATTATATCCAATAGCCGTTGTTCCATCTGCACCATTAGCACTAATCGCATTACCAGCTTTATAACCAACCAAGGTACAATTATCCATATCAGTAAAAGTTACTCCAGTTTGAAAACCAACAAGAACATTTTTACTTCCTGTTTGGTTAGCAAGACCAGCTTGGTACCCAATAGCAACAGATAAAGAATCTGCTGTTTGAGCAGTTAAAGCATGATGTCCAATTGCTATTGAACCTGTGAAAGCCGCAGTCCCAGTTGAATTTAATGCATTATTACCTATTGCAATATTGCCTAGTAACTGTCTATCATTTACTCCAAAATCACCACCAGTTAATGCACCAGTACCTATAGCGATATTATGGTCTGCATCTCCACCAGCAGTTCCTTCATCAACAGCACCTAATGCCGCTGAGCCTATAGCAATATTATGAGATTCTCCGACAGCCATTGCATCTGCCGCTTGATACCCTATTATTACATTTGCTCCACAAGCAGTCATAGCTGTAGCCGCTTGATACCCAATAGCCACATTCTCACCACCAGTTGTAAGAGCTTCTAACGTTTTATAGCCAATGGCTACAGTTCCATCAGCCGCATTTGTAATATTTCCATTTTGTGCCGCTCCTCTACCTATAATTACCGCCATCCCTACATTTTCAGAGGTTTGTGCCGCACCATCACCAATTATAACATTTTCATGTCCAGTTGTTATTGTATCACCAGCTTGATTTCCTATAGCTACATTATTACCACCAGTTGTTACACTCAATAATGCAGTAGAACCGACTGCTGTGTTACCACTATTACTATTGTTCTCAGCACCAACACCGCAACCAGCACCTATATAAGTATTATTCAAACCAGTCACATTAAAAAGACCAGCGGCTTTTCCTACGCCTGTATTATTAGATACTTCATCTCCTACATTTTGTTTAAGTAAAGCATTATAACCAATAGCTGTAGATGAATCACCTTCATCATCTGTTGATAAAGCCAGAGAACCAACTGCTGTATTATAATTTCCAACAGTTAATGCATCCCCAGCTTGATAACCAATAGCTATATTCCCATCACCACTTGTAAGAGCACCTAAAGCTGATTGTCCTATTGCTATTGTATAATGTCCTGCTGATACTGCCGCATCTAATGCTTGGTATCCGATTGCAACACAACCATCTATACCAGCGGCAAGATTAGATGCCGCTTCAAAACCGATTGCAACAGTTTTACCAGAAGTAGTGGTTGAGTCCATTGCACCACTTCCAATGGCAACATTTTCGGAACCAGCCAGACAAGCATTTAAAGCGGCATGACCCATTGCAACATTGTGGTCACCACTTGTTAAAGCACTCATAGCAGTATTTCCAATAGCGGTATTATAATTAGCTCCAGCCATAACGCCATCCATTACATAATTACCAACACCTACGTTATATTCTGAAGCCGTATCTGCCCAAGTTCCTCCACCAGCAAGTAAGCCCATAAATACATTATGTTGTGAAGCATTTGAATTATTACCAGCATCAGTATCACACATAGATAAATAACCAATAGCAATATTACTTTGACCTGTTAAATGAGTTTCAAGTGCTTGTCTACCTATAGCTATATTTTGAGCACCAGTAGTTAAAGTTTTCCCAGCTAAGTAACCAACAGCTACATTATTTGCACCACTTACAAGAGCGTTTAGAGCTGAATGACCTATTGCCACAGTACCAACAGAAGCATTAGTAATAAGACCTGAAGCTCCAGCGTCTTTACCTATAATAACAGCGTTTTCTAAAAGAGCAGATGTACCACCAGCATCGCCACCAATAAAAACATTAGCATCTCCGCTTGTGAGAGCATCTCCAGCCCTACGACCTATCGCTACATTAGTGATTCCATCAGTAATAGAGGTTAAAGCATTCCACCCAACACCTACATTGTATCCTTCGTTTCCACTTGCCCCTTTTCCAGCTTGATATCCTACATACGTATTTTCGGCTCCTGTTGCATTCACCGAACCAGCTTGATATCCTACTGCTGTATTCCCTTCACCACTTATAAGGGCATTAAGAGCTTCTTTTCCAACAGCAACCGTTCCAGTACCAGCAGTAACTGCGGCTAAAGCACCCTTACCAATTGCTACAAAATAATTACATCCATTTAAAACCGCCGCCATAGTTGCACTACCAATAGCTACATTCTGTTCAGATTTAGCGTTAGCCCAAGCTCCACCCATCGACTGACTACCTATAGCTATATTATGGTCAGAATTTGATGCTGTTGACCCTACATCTTGGTCATCCATAGCTTGATATCCAATAGCAACATTATCAGTTCCAAGTATATTTGTTGCTAAAGCCCGATACCCAATAGCTGTATTATTATCTCCTAATGAAGTAACAGCCCCAGCCAACTCTCCTATCAGAGCATTATAATTACCACCACTGATAAGACCTACTCCAGCATCAAGACCATATATAGTATTTGATGTACCACCATCACCTGTGTGATAAATTGAACCACCACTACCTACCGCTAATACAATATCATTACCAGATGTTATTGTTAAATCAGTGCCATCACTTGATAGATATTCACCACCATCATTATCATATAAGTATATCTTATCTACGACAACTAAATCTCCATCGGCTACCTTTAGAGCTTGAGCCGTATCAGTACCTGTTATTATTAGGCACTCTTCTGAAGCATCCCATGTAAAGTTATCTCCTGAAGTACCACTATGAAATACTACATCTTGACCAGACCCTGCCGTACCAACTGTGAATGTTCCGTCTAACTGTACATTACCATCAATATCTAAAGAACCTCCACTAATCAATCCCGTAGTCGTAATTGCTGAGCTTCCATTATTAATTGTGCCAAATCCAGAAGTTATCGAACCAGCATTTAAAGCCCCAACCGTAGTAACATTTGCCACCGTAGTTATAGAAGCCTGTGTTCCTCCTGTGACTGTAGCCGCTGTTCCACTTGCGTTACCAGTTACATTTCCTGTAACATTTCCTGTAAATTGTGTAGATGTTATTACTCCTGTGCTGGGATTATATGTTAAGCCTGTGTCTGTTTCGGCTCCTTGTGTTCCCGTTGCTCCATCTACAAAAACTGGATATACGGTTTCATCTGTGCTATTGTTTGCGGATGCAGTAAAACTTGTGGCTAAATCTACTGTTTGCGCCTGTATTACGCTCGCCAATGAACTTCCATTAACAGTAATCGCGTCGGCTTCAAGTGTCCCATCAATATCTGCGTTACCGCTGATGTCAAGCGTGGCCGCATCCAATTCTCCCGATATAGTAATATTAGTACCACCAGTAATTGCTCCGTCCATCGCAACCGCGCCATTAATATCTATAGTGGTAGCTGATATATCAATTTCCGTATCACCGACAAGCCCCAAGTGTCCATCAGCTTTCTGATAAATATATGTTCCTGAATCGCCAAACTGTAATTGAGTTGTGCCTATTCCAGAATTATCAGTCAATAATAAGCCAGTATTATGAACATGGGTTAAAGTAACCTCGCCGTCGTCACCAAAAGCAACAACAGCCGCATCTGCTAAAAATAAATCGCTCCATTGTAATGAAGACGTCCCTAAATACGCTCCATCCTGCGCGTCCGGCACTATGCCAGTTTGCACTGTTGTTAATCCAGAAATATTTACTGTTCCGTCTATATCTGTGTTATCTAAATTTGCAGTACCGTTTACATCTATATCACCCTCAATATCCACACTGTCAGCTACGACTAAGTTTCCGTCGGCAATATCTAAAGCCGTTGCACCATTAGTACCCGTAATTGTTAGTTTCTCTGCGGATGAATCCCATGTAAAGTTATCTCCCGAAGTATCACTGTAAAATATTACATCATGCCCTGAACCATCAGCACCAATCGTTAAAGCCCCTAATAAAGTAGCCCCTACTGTACTAGTGTTAATTGTAAATACATCACCACCGTCACCATTCTTACGAACTAAGAATGCTTCAGAGTTAGTAACGTCTATTACCTGAGCACCTTCTAATATCTCATCAAAAGCGAGAGCTCCGCCTCCAGAAACAGTCAAGTCTCCAGATATGGTAAGATCTCCATTTATAGTTCCGCCTGATGATATAGCCTTTGAGGTTGTTCCAATTATATAACTGTCCATTATAAACCCCTACGCCAAGACGTAACGTACAGTAGCATCAGAACTACCCTTACGTTCCCATTGAATATATACATCTTTACCTAAACCGTTAGGAATCCTAACAGAATATACTGAATCGCCACCCATTAGATAAAGATCGTTAGAAGTACTTATACTATCTGAACTACTAGTGGCAAATGTAAAATATATATCTTCATCTGTTTGAATGTGTATTGTATGATAGGCAGTTACCTGCACTGATGACGCAGAACTGCCAGCTGTTGCGGCGGTCTGCACAGCCCATGATGCCGCCGTCTGTGTATTTAAGGACTCGTGAGCCCTATATCTTTGAATGTCAGCCATTATATTTCTCTTTCATTTTTTTGTTTAGCTTGCGGGGCAAGAATCATCCCTATCTAAACTATGTTAAGCTTGGTAGTTTTATTGCCCGCGTACCACCAACTTTATCGCGCTTCCGCATACCATAGCGCTTAATACCTTCGTTCCATTTATTCTCGTGAAACTGCGCCATATTCATAGCGACGGAAGATGCATTAGGGTCTGGAGATGATCCAGCCCTATCCATGTACAAACATTTTTTTACAAAATCTACAATTGGATAATGCAGTGAATTATCAATATCTGGGACATCATTTATACTGTTTATATTATTTGGTTCTGCATGATACCATAATAATAAACCGTCTGTAACCGCTTCTTGTATTGCTTTCCATCTCTTTCTTAATGATGTATTTTGCGTTCCAGAACTGTCTACATTTGTAACAAGAGCTAACTTATCACCCTCAATAAAATATACACAGGAAGAATCTGGATATTTAATATTACTAGCCATTACTTCGTATCCGGCGATACTAATGCCGACTCACTGCTAATATCTGTTAATAATAAATCTTTATCTAATAATCTTGGTATTTGCATATAATCTCCTGAACTATCCATGAAATACACTCTAAATATTTTGTTTAAATCTAATTTATAAGCTGATCCATCTGAGCTAGAAGCGTCATCACTAAGATCATACCACATTTGATCTGCTACTGTAGTGATCTTTGCATGAGCTGTTTTAACATTATACATACCAGCTTCTGTTAGTGCATCGTTAATTAAACTTATAACATATGCTTCTGGCGCATCTGGGAAAACCTGACGCACCCTACTTAAAATTTGTTTTACTGTTAAAGAATGAACAGCCATTATCCTATACCTTTCGCTACTATTTGCAACCCTTTGTCATAATCAGCCTGTAACTTTGCTTGTTGTCCCATTAACCACTCGTATTCTTTTGTATCTACAGCCAACCTAACCTGTGCCTCATTAGCATAAGCCTGCGAAATAGCTATCTTAGACTGTATCTCATTTACATATGCTTGCGCTGATGCTATAAAACCTTGCGCTGACTGTATATAGGTATTGGCAGTTCCTATATACCCTTGAGCTGTGGCACCATAACCATTAGCCGTTCCTAAATAACCTTGTGCTGACTGTGAAAAACCAGCGGCAGTCTGAGCGTATTTATCACCAATTTGACCATACCCAGATGCAGTTCCTAAATAACCCTGAGCATCTTGATTATAAGAAGATGCTGTAGCAATGTATCCCTGTGATACGCTCACCTGCGCCTGCACTTGCTGTACTCTTGCCGCAACTTCATTAACATAAGATTGCACTTCACTGGCACTACCTGCGGCTTCCGCCAAAAATCCGTTACCACTAGCTAATCTGGTTTGTGCTGTCTGTCCAAACCCAGCGGCATACTTTAACCTTGAATCAATTTCCAAACTATAACTTTGCGCTGATTGCACATAAGCATTAACGGTATCTACATACCCTTTTGCTAAAGATATGTCTTGAGCTACCTCAGCTAAATATGTGTTGGCAGTATTTATATATGCCTGTACAGCTTGAGATTTTGCCCCTGTAAAATTAGCCCTAGCGCTAGCTTCCGCCGCATACCCCTGAGCTTGAGAAATATATGTTTCTGCTTCTTTTAGATAAGCGCTACCTTGACCTACTATTGCATTTGCCTCTTGAAGATATGCATTCCCAATGTTTGTAAATATTTGACCAGCGGCTGAATAAGCCTGTACCTCATTAGCATACCCACCAGCTATATCTATTTTTTTCTGTATTTCTGAAGCATATCCCTGAGCCGCTTTTATATATCCAGATACAACTTGATCATAACCACCCACTTGAGCTATCCTTGCTTGAACTTCACCAGCATAACTGTTCGCTTCTTCCGCACTCGCTCTAGCTTCAGCAATATAAGCATTTCCAAGTTCTACTCTAGATCGTGATTCTTCTCTTTTAGCTCTTGCTTGCTCTAATCTATTGCTCACCTCATTGCCATATGCTCCCGCTATATTTAATTTACTTTGTATCTGACCTCCGTATGATTGAGCTGTAGCAACATATCCCTGTGCTGTTTTTATATAACCATTAGCTGTAGCAATATATCCTTGAGCGGCTTCTCCATATCCTCTTGCTGTACCTAAATATCCTTCCGACACCCTAACTTGTCCTTGCGCTTGACTTACTCTAGCGTTTACTTCCTCAACAAATCCTCTAGCTTCATCTAATGAGCCTTTTGCTTCGGCTATATATCCTTGCCCTGCTTGTACGTGTGATTGTGCAAGCTCAATATCTTCGTTTCCGTTAGCAGTTACGGCACTGTCAAATTGTATATTAGCTAACAATACCGCCGCATTAACCCTGTCTACCGCTGTATTAATTGCCGTCGCGGCTGTATCAATATTAGTGTCTATAAGGGTAGCCGCCTCAGCAACTTCTGCCTTTGCTAAATCTACTTCTGGATTACTTAAATCTATCTCCGCATTTGCTAAAACAACTTCTGCAAAAGCTTTATCAACCTCAGCGTTTGCCAACACAGTTTCCGCATTCATCGAATCGGCTATAGTTAAACATTCATCTATTTCTGCGTTCACAGCAGTTAAAGCTGTGTTTATATCTCCCTCACTATCAGCTTCACCTAAATCTAACATTGTATCACATTTATCAAACTCAGCGTTAGCTAATCCTACTGCGGTGTTTATACGTCCAGCCGCCGTAGCAATAGCCGCTAAAGCTGTATCCACACCTGCGTCTACCTGCGTTGCAGATTCCCCTATTTGAGTTACCGCATCATCTACCTGTGTGTTAATTAAATCGCAAACCGTTTGCGTTTCATCTAATTCTGTATTTATAGCTACTAATGCAGTTGCTATAGCACCTGAATTATACGCCTCAGATAAATTTTTAGCTTCATCAAATTCTGCACTTCCCTCAACAATTACATTATCAACCTTATCAAATTCAGTACTAGCCTCTACAATTACATCATCAACTTTGTCTAGTTCTGTATTAATAGCGGTTAACGCAGTTGCAATGTCCCCAGAGTTATCTGTTTGTGTTGCTATTTCTGCGGCCTCTATTTTAGCCAAATCTATCTCTGCTTTTGCCGTTGCTATTCTTGTGTTTGCATTACCCAAAGCTGTATTAACACTTGATATGGCAGACACAGCGCTATCTGCTTGAGCGTTAATTAAATCTAAAGCAGTATCTATCTTACTGTCATCAACCTCAGATTCAGCTTGAGCTGACTCTAAGACTGCCGCGTCAAATTGTCCATTAGCAAGACCTACAGCCGTATTAATTCTTCCTGCGGCAGTTGCTATTGCGGCTGTTGCAGTATCTATACTCGAATCAACTAAAGTGGCGGACTCATCTATCTCTGCGTTTGCAAGTCCGATCTCGGTAACTGCTTTATCTATTTCTGCATTTGCCAATATCACCTCAGCCGCCATTTTGTCAGCCTCTGTATTAGACAAAGCTACTTCAGCAGTTGCCTTATCCACTTCTGCATTAGCTAACGCTACCTCTGTCGCCATCTTATCTACCTCAGCATTTGCCAAACCAATCTCAGTTACGGCAGAATCAGATTGTGTATTTATTAAAGCTATTTCAGTGTGAACATTATCTGCAATTGACTGAAGCTCGTCAAGTTCAGTATTAACAGCAGTTAGGGCGGTTGTTATATCAGAATTAGCTAGTTTATCATTCATTCTTCTTTGTAAACCTTTTACAGCCCCATATAAAACAACTAAATATTCATATTCGTCTGGAAATACACTTATAGCGCTATCTCCATAAGCCACTGCTGGATACTGTACTTCTGAATACTTACATGAACCACCATCGGGCAGTGCGTTTAATTTGTTATTTTCAATATAGAACACAGGATCGGTAATAGATGCATATTGCATATCATAGTGGTCAGATGCGCGACCTTTATATAAAGCTTGTATTGGTCTGCAAGGCTGGTCAATATCACCATCATTTCTAAATACATGTAGTATTTTCCCTGTGTTTAATGTTTCCGCTTCACTCCCTACAGCTGTAGAGGTAAACGTTTGCTGTGCTGAAACCATACTTAATTCTGGTTCGGGCATCATATTAATAATTTCTTTTGCTCCGTCAGTTAACCAGCTTGTTAAAGCCGCGTCGTCACCGACAGAACCTACTGTATCTTCAATTTGTACTTTAAAAGTAGCCATTATACACTCGCTATAAACAATTCAACATCTACTGCATTAGAGCTAGAATCAACTATAATACTAGCTAAATCCTCAAAGCTTGAAAATGCTGGAGAAGTATCTGCTTCACCGAGCATAAAATCATCTGGAGTACCAAACATTAAACTGCAACCCGCCGGTACTACAAACTGTGCATTGTCACTTGCGCCTACCATCGCCACATTAACACTGTTTGAACTATCTAAATTTGTTAATCGTATATATCGTACATCGTTTACATCAAATGCTCCGTCCGACGTACTTACTGCCGCCGCAAATGTAGCAATAGTCGTATCACCACTTGCTGGTACGTTTACAATTCTTTTATATATTTCAGTTACGCTAGCAATAGATAAGGTTCGTTTAGAACCATAATTCTGATTATTTAATATAATCTCTTCTTCTATTTTAACTTTTAATGTGCCTGCCATTATTTTTTCCTTTTCTTGCTATACTTCTTTTTCTTTTTCTTAGGTGGTCTACCTCTTTTTGATCCGTATGTTCCTTTACCCTGTGGCATTTCTATGATCCTCCGCCTCTTGGATATGTTCATCCATAGTTATGTTACGCATCTCCATATCGGTTCTTTTACCTCTTTCTGTTCTCATCCACATATTTGTACTATATTTTGTTTCAGATGATTTTCTACCACAGCTTCTACAATAAAACCATCGTTCTGGGTTTGGATTTGAACAATGAACACAGTTATTATCCATAGTAAGCAATAACTGAGCCACTGTCTAATTCTATTGAAGCAAAGCGTCCATATATTGTTCCACCTGCTGGTATTTTAAATGTAGCTGGTACCGTACCAGACAACCATGATACATCACATTCTGATGTATCTACAACCGATGCTTCTAATCCTGTTACTGCAACAAACGGCCCTGCTATTTCAGCGGTACCGTCTATTATAATTGCTCCATTTTGTCCCAACTGTGCATTCATACCCTCTGCAACCGTATAGTTGGTAAACGATTTAAAATCACGTGCCATATTATCCTCCTGCCCTAAGGACTGGCTGTCCATGAATGGGCTTGTTAACTGTTAAAAAACTTTATGAGATTTGGGGTAAACCTTTTATTGACTTACCCCACAGTTCTCAAAAACTGTTAATCCTTATTTATTCGGATTATGATGTGGTTACAGCACCATCTTTTCCAGATTGACCGTTTAGATACCACTCTTCGCCATAAGCGTCAAGCTCTATAAAGTCACCCTTCAAAGCGGATGTTCCTAATATAACATTAGAGACACCGGTTGCGCCGTCTGCACTAGAACCCGGGCCATCATCGCCAGTATCGACTTCGGTTTCATTAATCTTACCAAAGACGATAGCACTTCCAGCCGCAAAAGTAATTGCGGCAGTAGGCGTATTTTCGTTTACCCAGAATTTATAATGCATGCCATCTTCAATATCTCCGCCTGTTGGCAAGGTTATTGAATAAGCACCACCTGAAGATTCTAAATAAAACTCTTTTCCGCTATCTGCGATAGACAGGGTTTTAGCCGCAGTAACAAGTTCAACTTTCTTTTTATAGTCAAACGTGCGTCCACTATTTTCGTTTAAATAATCAGCTCTCATCGTTAACTCCTTTAACTAATATCTTCAAAATTATACAACATATGAGATTCAGGTAGAGTAATCTCAAGACCAGCTTCGGTCAAGATCATATCTTTACGCAAATCTTCATCTGCTTGTTGTACATTTGAAATTATGTGAGTATCACGATTTAACCCATTACCAACCAGAGGTCTATAAGAGACCTTACTCATATCAACTAAGCACATTAGACTGTTAGAAAGACCTCTAAATAGAGGCTCTTTAACAATGCCAATAGATCCATGAACTGTATCAACTTTCATAATATTATGTCCAAAGGAACCGCTAACATCTTTGTGTGCAACACCTAATTGATAACCAGCTACATCTGTTGCAAGCTTTAGTGACTGGTCAAGGAATCCGGTTGATCCCATTTTATTAAACAGAGTTACAACAGGAAGACCTGCAAGTGCAAGCTTCTGAGATTCTCCACCACGCGCAGGATCCATTAAGACTTCCATATCACCTAAAAATAGGTCATATGTGAATTCTCCACCTGTTACAGTTCTACTGTATGGTGCGCCTGAAGAATAAGACATTGCCGAACTTGCCGCTGATGGTGCCGCATTGGCAACAATGTGCCCTACGATACCTTCAGAGTATTGAATACCACTTATTCGTGCTCTTTGTCCAAATAACATTGCTCTTTCAATGTCAACCTTATGTTCTCTTAGTTTTTGATTCCAGACTCGTTGCCATTCGTTGGCATATCCTCTATAATTAGTAGCAATAGCTGTGTTTGTCAACTCCGCCGCAGTTTTGAAAATCTGGGTATAACCAAAATCATCGTCAAGACTGTCTGACCAAACATCAGGAGATCCGGTGCCTTCTTCAAAAGAAGTACCAATAACCTGACATTTATCATTGTCTGCAATGACATTGTAACCAGTTCCATAACTGGAATTAGGGAGAGCTATGATTCGGCCAGTAAAGACCGTTTCGCTTCCCTGATCAGCTGGAGCAGAATCAACTCTAACAGAGGCGTATGAAACACCTGCTGTTCCGTCGAGGGTCTGCACAGCAAAAACCATACCTTTTACAAGATAATCAACCGAACCGCTCCCAGCATTGGGAGTGTCAACTGTAAAGGAGTATGAACTCCCTGCACTTACAGCTGAGCCGCCATTAACGGCGGCAGACGTTAGGAATGTCCTACTTGTCCAATCGATCCGTGATCTGTTTTCCATAAATCGGAATACAGGATCATTCGTTGGTGCTTTTGCTACTTTATTAAGATATACAAAGAACGGTGACTCTTCTGGAGCTAATTCAGCAACGCGATCCCCGAAGTCGTACAATCGTCGTTGGTCTGGGGCTTGCCCCACACCAGCAGATGATGCCGCCGCAGTAATCGAGCTACTCTTTAATGTTCCGCTAGTAATAGCCATTTTTTTTCTCCGTGAGTTACTTTATTATTAAAATACCGTTTTATCCCCCACGCTCATTACACTCTCCCAAACTTTATCATCTTCTGATCTTGATTGGGGTGGTGCACCTTGTATCGCGCCGGGGCTTCTTGGAGCATTTTTTGCCGCACTAACTGCCTGAGCTGTATCACTAACCGATCCGACTTTATTGACGTCACGATATAGTTTTACAAGATTAGGCAAACCTACTTGTTCCTTCGGTTGAGTAACAAACTGCATAAAGTTATTTACATCCTCATCAGAGAATTTATATGTACCACGCAATTCGTTAACCGTGTTGTTATAGGTCATTTGTTCTGACATTTGTTGCTCCTGCCTTTGTAATGCCTGACCCACAACTTGATTCGTTAGCTCAGTTTCCTGTTGCTTACGAAATTCATATGATTGTGAACCCGGCTTGTAGTAGGCTTCCCAAGGGTTAAAATCCTCTTCTGGCAGTGCTGGTTTAGATAACTCTTTCTTTGCTGACTTTTCGTTGATGTTGCTCTGCAATAGATCGACCAAGTCTGGACGAGATTCTAATAATTGTCCTAAGGGCTCTAATTGCTTCAATTTACCATTATCGGCATACGCACGATCATACATTGATTGAAACTTTTTAGCCTCACCTTCCCAATCCATTGCTTGTTCAACAGCTTCTTCAGCCTGCATCACTTCGTTATCTGTTTCATTGACAACCTGATTTATAACCTCAGTTTGTCCTTCATCACCACTGACAAATTCGGTAGTGGCCTCTGTCTGTGTAGTGTCCATTACGACTCCTTTTCTAGATGTCTCTAAGCATTAGGAGCAGAACCGGGTTCCTTCATGGAACCAACCAATTTCTCCGCTTCGAGCTTCACCTCGTTTTGTAGTTTATTTAATTGAACCCTTCTATCAGATTTGGCGTCTGATGCAATTTCCGACAATCGAGATTTGAATTTCTCAACCTCGACGCGCTTTCTATCATGCACAGACTCCCTCTGGGCTGTCTGGAGGTCACCCTCCAAATTCTTTATCTGTTCTCCCATAGCCTGAACCTGTTGCGTTAACTGCTGACGTTCTTCAGTTCTACGGAGGATACCTTCTTTATCAAATATTTCTGGGTTTTTCTTCAGTACTTCATACTTATCTACTATACCCATTTGAAATGCTTCCATGTATACAGAAAGCTCTGCCCACTTACTAGTTGGTAAACTAGAACCGGGCTCTATGCGAACATCGTGTTGGGAAAGATTGTGTTTATCTTTCTTCATATCTAAGATAACATTTTCGGTACTATCATAGACATTCGCCATTGCTTCTGTGACATCGTTGTTGGCTTGTACCAACCTAAAAATCTTTTTATATGTATAATGCCCTTTACAGAAATTATATAATACTTTTCCCAGCCTGTCGATACTAAACTCAATATCTCTCAGTTTTGACTTAGGTCTTTCTGTTCCCAGTGCAATCATTCGTTCTGTGCCGCGTACCGTTTCTGGTGCTTTATCAGAAAAACCATGCATCATCTCTGGTAATCCAAATGTAAAATCAATATAATGTTCACATTGTTGAATTAGTTTATAAAATTCTGACGCTAACGCTTGTGGAGCCGGATAATGAGGTTCTCCTTGAGAACTATCTACCTCAATAACCGCATTTGGATTTGCCCAATCTTGCTCTAATTGGCTTATATCTTCTACACTACCTAATGGTACTAACAGCTTTAACCCGGCGGAAGCTTGAGCATGGGATAAAGCCAATGACCATAGTTTGTTTAACAATCGTTGCATTGGGCGAGCTCTCGACACATCTGATTTAGGATATGGAGTTTCTGTCCAAATATTAGGTAATGGAACTATTGGATAAACATCTGAATGAAGAATAGCCTCATATAGAACAATCTGTCCCATAGTAGCACATACTTTAACTCTTGACTGTTGAACTGGTATTACTTCATATTGACTAGTCTCTACGCGTTCACGGTTATCTTCGATAAATTGCATATACTCTTCTTCGTCGAAAATAACCTCTTCACCAGACTGCATATCTATAACACGATAGTATGTAACCTTTACCTTATAAAATCTTTCTAATATCTGAAATTTCTCGCGGTGATATAGATCACTGTCTTTTACCTCGGCTGGTGTAAACACAGTCCTTGAATTTTTATTTTGAGCGCTAGGGTAATCTTCTTCACTGTAAGCATTAAGCTGTGAAATGATACCAGCTACTTCTTCTCCAGATTCTTCATCTATCTGCGGCCCTAATTCAGGGTAGAGGTTGACGACTTGCTCACCAGTTAATATGGTAGAGAGGATGACGCCTTCAGCGTCATCATACCACCTGTTTCTGGTGGAAGGAGAGACGTATACCCGAAAAGGGTTAACATAAGTGAACTTGACGTCACCCCTACCGAAGTCTGACTCAGGGTCTATATACGCATATAGATAACCCATTCCAGTAATTGCATAATCATGTATCGCTTCTTTTAATTGCCAATCACCTTGTGAGTTTTCCCAAATATAACTCATTACAGTACGCCACAATGTTGCTACCTTTACGTCAGAGTCCTCACGCGGAGTCACTGTAAAAGCTGGCGGTCTTGAAGTTAATACTGCTTTAAACTTTTCAATTGCTGGCCCGATTCTATCCATAGGCACATCTGCCTGATTGCGAGCCTGTAGTTCATCTGACTCATCACTGGTAAAGTGATTACCAAGAAAGAAGTCAATATCATAACGAGCTTCTGTATCCCAGTTTGCTCTTGAGTCCCGCCATTGGCGGTACAATTCTTGATTGTAATCTGCTTTAGGGTCTGATTCTAAAGGCATTATATTCCTTCACTGCCTAATCGTTGTAATAAAGCCGCACCTTGCAAACCTTGTAATGAAGATGGTGGTTGTTCTGGATTAACACCTAAACGATTATATAAAAATTCGGTTTTTTCTTGTATTGGAGTTTTCATTCTACCATAACTTTGAAGATATGGTATTAACACATCTAAATTCTTTTCAATTTCGTTTCCTCCATAATTGTCAGATGGGGCTCTCACTACAGGGGTTCTAGAAGCACCGGGATCCCCTTGAAAAGTAGGCATGTTGTATTCATTGCTGTCAGGTCTATTAAAAATTGATCCTCTTTCTTTTATTTGTCTTTCCGGATTGAGCTGTTCTAATCTTTCTGGTTCTACTCCTGTCCCTGCATTTATCAAGCGTAACTGTTCTAAAATACTTAGCGATTTTAGGTTATTAGAACCTATGTTTTCTTTTCTGTCTTTTTGTAATGCTTCGTTATAAGCACCCGGTGGCCCCCAATTACCAGTAGGGACTTGTCCACCCTCTTGATAGGAAAAGTCTTCACCGCTATCAACTCTTTTTGGAATAGCGCCAAAAAAGTTTCTTACAGGATCGAAAAGACCACCCTGCCGTTCCGCGCTTAATCTATATCTTCCCTTATCTGTTTCAAAATATTGCGCCTCTCTTGATTTT